GATTATAATAATACAGTTAATAATAATGATATTTTAAAATCTATTGAATTTATTTATTATAGAGATGGCGAGAACTCACCAGAATATTTTGAATTGAAAGATCTTTATACTAATAATATTAAGATTACTGAACCAGTGCAGGTAGATCATAAACTTATACTTTTTGGTGATAATGAAGGAAATGTAGAAATAAATAAATCTATTGAATTCTTTATTAGGGTAAAAGATACGTATAATATAAAAATTATTGGTTCAATTCGTGTGGCTAAATGTAAAACTCCAGAAAATATTAGTGGTATTTTCAATAAGATTGCAAGTGTGGTACTCGTTGATCGATATGCATTTATTGGTCATAAATTTAAAATAAATGATGGGTATATTAGTATGAAAATTGATTATACTAATGACTATGATATTAGAGAAGGATATTTTGATTTAATTAAGCTTTTGGAGGATGCATTAGAATCTTACTATGCTCCTCTAAGAAAGTTAGCAAAGAAATAAGGAGAATAAAAATGAACGCAGAATTAATATTAAAAAGCACTGGTAAAGAATTCGTTATTATCAACGAATTGATCAAATTTATTAAGTATTCAGATTGTATTTTTATTAATAAAGCTAACCCATTGGTATATAAGAGTGGTGATAATTCTATCACTATGAGTACTGAGAATGAGAACGAAGTAGTTATCGATGAAAAAATAAGAGATATCATAAAAATTATTGATATCTCTGAACCGAAAAATAAAATAGAATTGGACGTAAGTGTTGGCGTTATACGTCTTTATGAGACTTATGAATTTAAAGTAAGTCTCGCCAGTGATAATGTATACACTATTAAAGGAAAGTTTAAAACTAGAGAAACAGCCCCTATCTCTAGTATAAGAATGGCTGAATTTGGATTTGGCCGTATTCGTAAGATTTATGAAAAAATAGAAAGTATTAATCTTATCGATTCTGACTTATTTAAGAATGACAAGATTGTACTAAAAAATTATAAAATTACTATGGATAGTGGTATCGACAATATTGATAATATCGATCTTGATGGTATTAAACTTATTGTAAAAAAATTCTATAATGTAATTGATGATTTTTATAAAGAGGGTATTACCAAAGTCAGCCCTAAAGATAGTGGTAAATAAAAAAATAAATATGCCCATGGAGTTAAACTCCATGGGCCATTTTATTATTATTTTTTTATAAATAGCAACCGTTTTGAGCTGCAATTTCTTTGACACGATTACGTAACCAGTTACCACCAGTAGTATGAATACCATCAGTAGTACGAATATGACATTCTGGAACTAAAATATCTAAGTCCCATTTTTCACATACATCATCATATAAGTCTTGTCTAGCTAAGCATCGTTCACCATGAGTATAAACCTTATTTAAAGGAATACCCCAAGTAACACAGCAAAGATAGATAGCATAAGCTAAAGCATCCAATTGTAGATAATTTACAGGTTCTGGTCCTTCTACGTAAGTAGAGTATCCAGTATATCCATCGCCAATAAGTTGACTATCTTTATTAGAGCATACTGCAATACCAAAATTGCCAGTATTTTCCATATAACTATGAGCACCTTTTTCATCAAAATTTAACATTTGATGATATTGGGCACCGCCATCAATACAAAGATGATAATCATTAAATAATACAGTATTATCAACACCAGTCCAATGAGCAGTAATCATTCTATTACTATGACCTTGGGCTTTTACAACTTCAAATAGTTCTTCTTTACTCAAAGACATTAGTTTGCCTCCTTTATGGTTAAATAAAAATTACTTATTTTATTGTAGCATCATAATCTATCCAAATCAAGAGGATTAGATCTAAAGTATTTTTCATTTAATAATTTAACCATATCAGGATCTTGTAGATTTACATCCCAAGATGTATCAGCATAATATTCAGATTGTTTATATAACTCAGATTGATATACAATATCAATAGCTCTATATCTATTCCAAATTAATTCAAATTCATCTTGACTAATTGAAGTAGATAAGATGCTTCTAAGTAACTCTTTATCTGAAATATAAGTATTAGGCAATTGACCTTCAGCTATTAGTTTTACTAACAATTTAACAGTTGATGATACATTTAAAATTGAATGTAAATCTCTACTAGTATATCTAGTTAATGCCATAAATAATCCAAGCATTTTTGGAGATATAATAGATGCAGAGTCAATAGTTCTATCGGATAATTTTAATGATTTTAAATATTCCATCATACCATTCATTTGATCAATGATTGTATAATTTATCATACCATTAACCCATCTATGTTTAAATATAACTGTTTGAGTTTGAGTTAATGCTGGAATGATAAATTGTAATTGACTAGTAGATAAAATTATATTAGGATCGTAGTTTCCTTTAGCGTATTGATCTTGTATTTGGGTATAAATTATAGTTGCAGTTTCAAATGGAGCTTGAATATAATATACATCAGGAATGTATTTACATAATTCTTTTAGAATTGCACAATTTTGGAGCATAAATGTAGTAATCATTTCAGCTAATACCATCTTCTCAGTATTAGTATGATTATATTCTGGATAGAAATGCTCACTTCTAGTCATAGGACCAGAAGTTTGAATAATGAATATTCTAGCATGCACTCCATAATACTTTTTATAGAATGCTCGATAATGACTACATAGGTTTACTATAGTTGCCGCAACAGATGATCTATCGCCAACAGCGATATCGTTACGATACATCTTTCTAAATATTTGATATAAGTCTATATAAATATTAACCGAAGTTGCATCACTATTGGCAAATGCTAAATTAGTCATTTCTCCTAAAGTTTCATATTTAATATAGTTTGCAATAATTATACTTTCAGCATTTAATAAATGCTTAGCTTGATAGCTTCTTCGTTCCATTTAACTATTCCCACAGTTCTTACAATGAATTGCTCTATTTAATTTAGCAAAGCATTCATCACAAATACCACTAAACATAATCTTCGATGGATGTCCTTGAGATTTACCGCAGAAAACGCAATGGAATGGAAGTTTTTCGGCTTTAGCTATACGTTCTAAGCAACTATCACATGCCATAATTTTCATATCTCTTACATCACGTTGTTCAATCTTATGACAGAATTGACATTCGAAATCCCAATGATCTACAAACTTAGGAGATTCATTTTTAAATACACAAGTTTCATAGATGCATCTACCATTATCATTTCTGTAAACACATGTAATTCGTTCACATGGTTCGAACTGCTCATAAGGTGGCTGTGTTCTATTTTTTATCTCTTCTTGATTGTCAGGTGTAAATCCCGCCATTTCTTATCAATCCCTTCTTTTCTTTTTGATTCAGCTAATGCCATAAGATTCTTAGCCAATGTACTTGTCTTTTCAAACTCTGGCAAAACTACCGCTGCAAATTCTTCTACACAATTATTCACTAATGTAAGATCAAATTTAGCATTCATAATATCTTACCTCCTTCTTAAGACTATAATATATAATCCTCTAGGATTTAGACTTATTAAAATCAAAATATGTAACTTTAGATGTATCCATATCTTTAGTTTCCATACGTTTAATAGTATTAGTATATTGACTTCTATTATAAAGCATATTCATATATTTAAGATGAACCTCTACTCTAGGTTTAATAGAATAATACTTTCTAACAGTACCGTCTACTACAAGAGTATCGTCCAACCAAATATTAGAGTTAAACATATCAGAATATTTCTTTCCAATATTATCCCAGTCAGGTTTATTAGTTGGCCTAATTAAACCAATTTCGGCTAGGAATATATCAGTCGTATTGAAAGAATTAGGAGTCTTAACGAATGCATTGAATTCTACATCACATGGCGTATATAATAATTCTTGCACTTGATTTAATTCACCAGAGTCTAATAGTCTACGCATATACATATTATCTTCTTTACCAGTAATAGAATATACGTGTACAAATTGAGAATTAGCCATAGCCATATTAGCTAAATTATATCTATTTACTATTCTAAATCTAGGGCGTGGAGATCCTTCAGGTTCTTCAAATAGTACTACCTTTATATCAAGGAAATCCAAAGTATTCATCATTAGATTTCTTTTTTCTAAAATTTCTTGTTGCTTCTTAGGAGTGATATTGTATTTATCATACATCCACTCTAATCTATCTTGAAAGTTTTCTGGAATTTCTCCATACTTTTCTTCATATTCATAGAATTTCTGCTTTCTATTTTTCATATATTCACCTCGGCAAATAAAACGAGTTAAGGTATCTAGTACCTTAACTCAATGTTTTATTTATACTAGTTTTTACCAAATACACGGTTAGTGATAAGGTTAGCAACGTAGTTATTGACTCTCGTCGAAATATTATATGGTAAGTTAGATGCGGCTTGTTCTTTAAGGGCAGCATATAATCTAACTGTACGTGAAATGTCAGGTTCATTGATATTTACACCAGCAATATTAGCTAGATATGTCATCAATCCGACATTACCAAATGCATTACCTGGCCCACCTAAGATAGTTTCATTAGAAATGGTTAATTTACTGTATAAATCACGAATATCTAATGATACATCTACTGTTGTAGGAAGACCATCAATAGTCCATCCGCCCTCAGATCCTTTTTGAACTGACATAGAAAGAAGTCCCATATCTACATTAAAGAATCCTCGATAGAATGCTCTAACAAGGAATGGAGATACATAACCATTTGGAGATACTTGTCTTGGTGCACATAATGCAATCAGATGCATCAAAGGTACACCAATATTTATAAACCAAGATCTCCGATCATAGTCAGGAGATACTAATTTCATATTAACCGAATAGCTAGTAGAATAAGAAGAATCTGCCCATAATTCAGGGAATTCTAATTTACCGCCAGCAAATACAGTTCTAGTACCATTCATGATCATGCCCATGAATCCAGACATAGTACCAGTACCAGCATTTTTAGTCATTGTATCGACATTAGGCGCTGCAGCATTGAGTCCTTTACTCATGAATACATCAACATCAAGTCCACTAATACCAGTAAGGAATTGCACTTCCCTACCAACATCTGACATGCCGTTTAATTTATCTGCAAGAATACTCTTAGTAGATTCATTACCAAAGCTTTCAGAAATTTGAGTTTCTGAATTTAGATAGAATCCTACACCACCATAATATGAATAGTTATGGGCAAGGGCATTATTAGATCTTTCAAACCAATTTATGGTTCTAATAGTTTGACCTTGATATTTTTGGTCACTAATACCTAAGAAAATAGATAGAGCAGTACACATACTGTTTACGTATCTATAATATTCTTCGGCTTCGAATTGAAGAGTATAATAACGCATCTCTTCATTCTTTTTACCTTTGATATCATTAACTCCAAAAGCAGACCCAAATAAATTACCAAGTACTGATTTTTTCTTTTCATCATTATACCCGGCCATGAAATCTGGTATACCAGGAGTTAATACTAATAATGGCATTTTAGATAATATCTTTTCATAATATTTTCTACCGTAATTTGTATTGCCATTATTTTTTATTCTATTATCAGCAAGAGACATCCATTGATATGGAAGTCCCATAACTGTACTTAATTCATTAATAGAGAATTTTAGTCCTCTAGTGGTATTTCTTACAAAGTCACTGTTATTAGCTCCCTTTGTAATAGTAGCATAAAGTTTATTTGCTCTATCTGATGCAGCTTTAATTGCAGATTCATAAGTTTTCTTATCAATCCCAATTGCACTATAGAAAGTATCAGTTAAAGTTTCAGTTATGCTTTTAGGTTGTGGAGGTTTCTTGGCTTCAGATTTAGCTTTAGCTACAGTTTTTGCGGCATCAAGTTTTAATGTTTTATTATCATTATTGGATCCAGTATTTCCACCTAATCCAGATTTTGCTCCAGCAAATGGATCTCTAACCTCACTCCAAGAACCACTTTTTTGTCCATTAACAATACCTAAAGTTGGATTAGTATAGTTTACACTTACATCATCAACAAATATTTTAGGATTATCAAAGGGATTAGCCACTTTAAAATATTTATCCAGGGGTAGTGCAGCTCCCCCTGTTAATTTCCCAAGTCGACTGTTTCTTCGCTAAAGTTAGGATCATCACTGTGGGAAATAAGTTTTAAGTCTTTAGTCCAAACCCAAGTTTGAATGCCTTTTGGATAACCAAGAAGAGCTAATTGATGAGAAGAATCAAATAAGCAAAGACGATGAATCTTTGGTTCATATTCTTGTTCAGGTAATGGACGATTATATGCATCTAGAGCACCCTTACGTAGCATAACCAAATCATTATGCTTAGCAGTCTTAGGATCTAAAGATGGATAATCTTCGAATTCCATACATTCTTCAAAATATTTATAAGTACCACGCATAGATTGGAATCTAACGTAACCTTTTTCGAATTTAATCCAGATATGATCTACTGGAGTTGGGTCACTACCATCAGCATGGAAAAGCAAACCTGGCATTACGTATTCAGCATGTACCACTTGTCCTTTACGAACAACAGATATTGCTTGAGCATAATCATCAGGAGCTTTACGTACATAGATAGGACCTTTAATACATTTATATTTTTTATCATAAACCATTAAGCCCATAATATTGCCTCCATTAAATAATTTATATTAATATTATTTGGATGTTGTGGGACCCTAAATATTTGGGTCCCATTTAACTCCCATAATATCTTTTACATGTCTATCTAATTCAATTAATACTTTATTGATACCACCAACGATTAATACTGACGATACCATACGAGCATTAACTGATCCGACAGGTAAGAAACTATGAATCTTTTCTTCTGGACGATATTCAGATGTAGGTTCTTCTCCTTTAGGGAAGATTTCTTTTACTACACCTTTCAATGCTGAGAAGTATACAAGCTTATCACCAACAGACATAGAATCTTTATATTTGATATAGAATTCTACCAATACTTTACCTTCAGCATGTTTTAATTTACCAATAGCTGGTAAAACACCAGAGTTTCCATATTGGCTTCCATCGATACCAATCTTAGAAAGCTTAGCTTTCATCTTTTCAACAGGTGTGTCAAATTTAGATACGAATTTAGCTAAGGATTTAGACATTTCGGCTTTATCTACAGTAGAGTATACTTTAATATCTTGAAGTACGCCAGTAACTTTAGATTTAATCAAAATTTTACCCAAATCATTAACTAGATCTTTAGAATCAGAATTCTTTTCTACCATTTTAGCAATGATATCTGTTGCATCTTGATCTTCAAATGAAGATCTATATGACATGATAGTTTGACCTTCTTGTAGTTGAGATCCAACTTCTAAACATTCGATATCTATATCTTTTGCATCTAATAAAGTATCTACTTGGAGTACAATTTCAGATGCCATCTTTTCAGATAAATCATGAGAAATAATAGCACTATCTTCAAAACCTTTTTCGGTATGCATGATAGCAATCTTAGTTAAAGTACCAATATTGTAAGCTAAGTTGCCTTCACCTACAGTATCAGAATAACTAGATTTATCATATGCTACAATATCCCCAGCTTTAACTTTATCTCCAACTTTATAGTTTTTACTTGGATCGAGTTTAATAGTGATAAAGAAACCACCATCGGAGTTCTTTTCAACTTTTTCTCTAAGATCTACAAATTCACGTATATTATCATCATTCTTAAGAATAATATAATCATCAGTGACTTCTTCTACTATAGAATTAGATTTAGCTTTATGAGCAAATGTATCAGATGTTAAATATGGTAATGCTTGGTCGGCACCATTAGTAACTAATAGTGGATCTTGTTTAGTTGTACGCATACCATGTTTAGAAGTCTGAATAAATGTCATTGCTGTACGGAATGGGTCATCGTGTGTAGTACCAAATGGAGTTAATGCCTCAGTAATAGATAGAGTGGATGCATCGGACATCTTATCTAATTCATTACCAGATTTAATATAACCCTTAGTACTAGTAATACCCATATTAATAGTAGCCTGACGGTTAATACCTACAGTACTGGAGAAACCAGTAGACATAGATAGCTTATTAAGCATAGACTTGTCATAAGTACGTTTATCTAAGCTATAGCTTCTATCAGAGTTCATGCCAGATAGCCCTTTAAAGGTTACAGTATTGGCA